AAAGCGACGGATTACGAATATGAGCGGGGAGTGGATTTCAGTAAGCGAGCGATACCCGGAGGAGGACGAAGACGTGCTGGTCTTCTCCACAGATGGCATTCATGTTGCGAGCCTGGACGAGGATGGAACTTGGTATCCGAGTCACGGAGACGGATGGGACTTTCCGGGCGTAACCCACTGGATGCCGCTTCCGGCCCCGCCAACGGACGGCGAGTAGCCACAGAACGACTGGTTAACAGTCACCGTTAGCGCTCAAACTGTCGGATAACGCGATGAGAAATCACGCCGGGCGGCCGAGAAACGGCATGGCCCGTGATTAACACGCAGGATAAGGCAACCACATGACGCGTGCACTGATTACCGGCATCACAGGTCAAGACGGCTCATACCTAGCGGAACTGCTGCTAGCCAAGGGCTACGAGGTTCATGGCCTGATACGTCGCTCGAGCACCGAGTGCACAGGCCGCATTCAGCACATCCGCGACTTAGTGCAGCTGCACTACGGCGATATGGCGGACGGCAACGGCCTGGTGCGGATCATCACCCACGTGGAGCCAGACGAGGTCTACAACCTGGCGGCGCAAAGCCATGTGGGCGTGTCGTTTCAGCAGGCGGCCTACACTGCAGACGTGACGGCTGTAGGCACGCTGCGTCTGCTTGAGGCCATCCGTTCTGTGTGCGGCGGCATCCGCTACTACCAGGCTTCCAGTTCTGAGATGTTTGGCCAGGTGGCCGAAACGCCGCAGCGCGAGTCAACGCCGTTTCACCCACGTTCCCCGTACGGTGTGGCCAAGTGCTACGGCCACTGGGCCACCGTCAACTACCGCGAGAGCTACGGACTGCACGCCTCCTGCGGCATCCTGTTCAATCACGAAAGCCCGCGCCGTGGCGAAGAGTTCGTGACCCGAAAGATCACCCGTGCTGCGGCACGCATTGCCACGGGACTGCAGGACAGGCTGAGCCTGGGCAACCTCGATGCCATGCGTGATTGGGGCTTTGCCGGCGACTACGTGCAGGCCATGTGGCTGATGCTGCAGCAGGATGAACCAGACGACTACGTGATCTCCACAGGCGAAATGCACAGCGTGCGTGAGTTCTCTGACCTGGCTTTCGCCGCTGTTGGCCTGCGTTGGCAAGACCACGTTGACGTAGACCCAGCGTGCTTCCGGCCGGCAGAAGTCGATCTGCTGCTGGGTGACAGCACAAAGGCCAGGCGTGTGCTCGAGTGGCAACCACGCACCACGTTCGCTGAACTGGTGGCCATGATGGTTGATGCTGACATGGCGCTGGCCGCTAGGGAACGCCGCTGCGCTTGACGTGTTGGCCATGATCCGGCCATGCGTCCAATCAGTTTCAGCGTGCCAGGGAAGCCCGTGCCACAGCCACGGCCACGCATTACGAAGAGTGGGCACCGGTACTATCCCGACAACGGCATCGAGCAATACCGGAATGCCATCGCTGTGGCCGCCAAGGCGGCGTGCGATTCGCCTACTGCGGAAGAACCGCTGACGATGATTGTGGATTGGGTGTTTGAGCGACCCAAAAGCCACTTTCGCAAGGACGGCACATTGCGGCCAGGTGTTCCTGTGCTTCCGCGTGGCGACAACAAAAACCTGCTCAGCGGCGTTGAAGACGCGCTGAACGGGATTGCCTACGTGGACGATCACCAGATCGGCAGGCACGTCATGGAACGCACCTACGGCACCGAGGCCCGCACAACGGTACGTATCCAATGAGCAATGCCAGCCTGCACGACTACCTGCGTGACCACTGCCAGCTGCACGACGTGTGGCACTACTTGGAAATCGGAGTGCGTGACGGCGATTCACTGCGTGTCGTGGTCGAGAACGGCCACGCTCTGCAATCAGTCTGGCTGTCCGATACGTGGGGCGGCGAGTACGGCGGCACCAATCGTGGCAGCCACTGGCACATCGAAAAGATGCTGGATGAATTCCCGTTCCTGGGCCGGGTCGCATTCCTAGACGGCGACAGCCGTGTAACGATCCCGGCCCTGATGCCGCAGAAGGCCAATGCGTTTGACCTAGTGCTCGTGGACGGCGATCACTCTGCCGCTGGTGCCATGGCGGATCTTCAAAACGTCTGGCCGCTGGTCAGGCCAGACGGTTGCGTTGTCTTCCATGACACAAACCATCCGGCCCATCCTGAACTTCGGCAGGTGTTTGATTCGTTTGTGGCCCAACACAGGGCGCCTCACTTGGTGAACGACGCCGGCTATGGATTGGGAGTCGCATGGAAACGTTGATGGTTCCTGAGCGGCTAGTTTTCCCAATGCAGATGTTTGCCGAAGACATGGAACGGCACATCCAGCACGGGCTCACGGTTTTGGCACGCTCCAAGGTCGCATTGGTCGGCCTTGCCAGGAACTGTGCACCCAACCTTGAGCGAAACCTTGGCAACGCACAGCACTTGGCACGGCTGTGCCGAGATTGGTGCCTGCACATTGAGGAAAATGACAGCACCGATGAAACGGTGCAGGTTCTCGCCGACTACTGCCGCGACTTCCCCAAGGCAACTTTCACGTCACGGCGATTGGGTCGCAAGCAGTACAGCACAGAGTTTGCCGGTCGCCGCACGATCGCGCTTGCCGAGTACCGCACGGCTTGCCAGCGGTGGGTGAAAGATTGTGCCGCAGACGCAGACTTCGTTGTGATGATTGATTGGGACCAGTTCGCATGGTCGCATCACGGCGTTGTGCACGGATTCGGCGCGATGACAGAAACGCCAGACGCATTCGGCATGGGCAGCGTGTCACTGCTCGAGGCGAACGTGGCGGAAAGCGACGGGACGAACATTCGGCAGAAGCGTGGCTGGCTGCACTACGACTGCTGGACGCTGCGAATCAACACGTGGTGGGACGATTACACAGCCGGACAGGGTGCGTGGAAGCACCAATGGTTGCCGCCGGTTGGTTCGCCCCTGATTCCGGTGTGCACGGTATTTGGCGGGCTGGCGATCTACCGCACCGCCGACTACCTGCAGGGAACCTATGACGGCACGACAGACTGCGAGCACGTGACGCTGCACAAGACGATTGGCGAAAGGACAGGCAAAAGGATGTACATGAACCCAGCGCAACGCTGCGTGATGCAATTTCTACAGCCTGTCGAGGCCACGGATGGCGGGAAACACTGCGACGATTAGCCTGACGGCGTTTCGCGCCGATTGGCTGACGCATATGCCGATGCGGTCGCTGTGTGATCGGTACACGATCACGCGTGACCAAGTCATCAGGCTGAAGCACGTCTGGTCGTTGCCGCCCAGGCATGACCGGCGATTCCGAGCCAAGCCGCTACGGCAGGCAGACCCAACGCCGGCCGAGATAGCAGCCGCCTGCATTCGCCTGCAGGCATCATGGGACGAAAAGACACGCGAAGACCGCCGCGTGCAAAAGACACAGCACGTGACGCTGCGAGTGGTGCCGATCTACGGCGACGAACTACGGCACGAACTGCCCGACTCGCAGAGCATTGCTGATGCAATGGACGATCAATGATCGAAAAGCCAGCAGACACCGTCTACCGCCGCATCGTCATCGAGTACGGGCAGGTGTACGCCTACGCGTACTACCTGAACGAAAACGGAAAGATTTTGGCTGAAGAGTGCTGGAAGCAGCCCTTTCGGCTGGACCGCCGCGACGTGCAGGACGAGGCTGGCGATACGTGGGACCTGGTGTACCAGCACCTGCAGGACACGGTGCTTTGGTCTGCAAGTGACGCCGATGGACCGGGCAAGATGGAGCCAGACCCACCAGAGGAGTAGCCATGCCCAATTACGAAGCCACGCCCGACGAACTTGCCCAGTACGGCGCTGGCCTTTCCATCTGGCAACAGATTGCGTTGCTGCAGGCGTGGTCTCCGCTGATTGGCTACGGCCAGCGGTTCATCAACGAACTGGACCCGTACAAGCGTTCCGTCATCGTGAGCGAAGCGGCCGAATGGCTGGCGTCCAAGACCAAGTCGCAAGCAGATGACCAATTGGTGCGCTTGCTGGCTGACGTGCTGAAGACCACGCAGGGCGAATCACTGGTGAGGTGGTGTCTTCTGCAGGTGGAGGCTAGCAGGTGAATGCTGACACCGCTTTTCGCGCCGCTGCCGTCATTGTGGCGATGGTTCTGGCGGCTGCTCCCTACTGGCCGCAAATCAGTGCCGCCGCAGGTCGTGCGATGGAAGCCGCAAAAGAAAAAGCCGGCCTGCTGAGCAGGTTGGCGGCCATTGGTCTGCTGTTGGCCGCAGCGTATGGCACGGTGCCGCTGCCGACGCTCCCGGCATCGCCTGCTGTCCGCGTGAGCGTGGAGACGCCAACCGTGGAGATGCAGCAACTGGTGCAGCCTGTGGCCGAGGCTATCAAGTCGCTGCCGGCTGGCGATCGGATGCTGTGGGCCGCTGTGTGGAGCAAGGCTGCCGTGGTTGTGGCCGGCGATGCCGCGACCACAGAGGTGGCGTTTACCGACACCCGCAGCCTGCGGCAGTTCACCGTGCTGGCCATTGACATTGCCTGGCGGCGTATTGGCCAGCACGTGCCTGGTGGCAACGAGCCGCTGCGGAAGGCCGTGGAAGCCGCCTGCGGGCAGGCCGTAGGCACTGACGTGGTTGCGGTCACCGCGGACGTGCGAAGCCGTTACGCGGCGTTTGCCAAGGCCGTGGCATGGGCCGGCGTCAACGGGGGCTGACGCATGACCGAGCACGGCATGGGCTATGTGCCCGACGCAGAAGGCTCAGAGGCGTTCGTGGCCACGTTGCCACACCCAACGCTTGCGTCAGCCGGCCCAGACCTCAAGGCCGCTGATCAGGATGTCATGCTGTACCCGGCCCTGCTTCAGTGCATGCCGTCCTGGCGGCGAGGCTCGCAGGGCAATGTGGGCTCGTGCGTTGGCTGGGGCGCAAGCCTGGCCGTGGACGTGCTTGCAGCCTGTGACATCCATTGGCGGAAAGAGCCCGAAGCGTGGAACGGCCGCACGATCGAGGCGAGCCTGTACGGATTTAGTCGGGTTGAGGCTCGCGGGCAGAAGTCGAACAATGGCGGCGACGGCAGCACGGGCTTCCACGCAGCCAAGAGCATCCGCGACTATGGTGCCTTGCACTACGGCGTGGACTACGGCGGCACCGTCTTTGACAAGCACAGCAGTCAGCGGGAACGCGACTGGGGCCGCAACGGCGTGCCTGACGTGCTTGAGCGGTTCGCCAAGGAAAGGCGTTGCTCTGAGACAACGCTAGCCACGTCGTTTGATGATTGTGCAAAGGCCATCTCAAACGGCTACGGGATCGTATTTTGCAGCGGCCAGGGCTTTAGCATGAGCCGCGACGCTGACGGCTTCTGCAAAGCCGGTGGCGTATGGTGGCATTGCCTTTTTGGTGGCGGAGTCCGTTTTGGCAAGCGGCCAGGAATCCATATCTGGAACTCGTGGGGCGACAGCAACACGGTGGGCAAACATTACCCAGAGAACATGCCGGACGCTGTGAAGCGGTGCAGCTTCTGGGCCGACGCAGACGTGATTGATCGCATGTGCGCGGGCCGCGACTCTTACGTCTACGCCGGGTACAGCGGGTTTAAGCCAACGGCGATGCCTGACAACTGGCTGCGAGGTGTGCTGTGAGATTTCTTATCTGCCTCGTTGTCGTGCTGATTGGTTGCGTTGCCACGCTGCCTGACGATCCAACGCTCACCGCAGACTTGGCGTGCGAAACGGCACGCATGGTGACTCTGTTGCGTCAGGAAGCGCCGCCGCCAGCGCCGGCCAATGACAAGTGCGACAACTGCGTTGATGGCTTCATCGGTGACGGGAAAATCAAAATCACCTGCCCTATCTGCAAAGGCACTAACAAGAAATGAACGCCACAGCAGAGCCATCGGCCACGCTCGAGCAGCTGCAGGCCCACGTATGGAATCGCCTGGGCATCCAGAAGCACGCCGCCGGCCGCCGCATTGTGGAACGAATCACACGCCGAGCCGTGCGGCAGTGGCCCGTGCCTGTGCTGCTGCAGTGTGACCCCGCCCAGGCCAACGTGGTGGGAACCTACTACACACGCACGATCACTAGGCAGTCACGCCAGGAATTCGGCATGGGCATCATCCTGTCGCTGATCCTCGGTGCTCTGGTGCAGGAAATCATCAAGCTGCTGGTGGCGTGGTGGATCGACAACCGCAGCGACATGGTGGCAATCGTAGGAAGGTGCGGATATGACGACTGAAGAACTGAGGCAAGGCGTGCTCGACACGTTTCTGCGGATTGCTGATCGGTTTGGCGTTCCGTGCGTTGTGCTGGCCGTCGTGCTGTACTTCGGCCGCGAGGCTTGCCAGGTGCTCTACAGTGGGGCAGTTGAGCCCGTGGTGAAATCGCACATCGAGTTCTTAGAGGCCACGAGCGAAACGCTGCACGAGATTGGTGCCGTGCAGACACAGCAGGCGAAGACGCTGCAAGAATTGGCACAAGGCCAGCACGAAATCAAAACGGCCATTTCGCAGAGGAACTGACGCATGGCAATGAGCCCAAAGCTATTGCGCCCACGACAAACCAGCCAATTCGCCGCGCTGCGGAATGGGCTGGCAGGTTACTGGGCGTTTAACGAATCAGCCGCCAGCGGTGACGTGAGTGCGACGAACTATGTCACCGGTGGCGTGTCGCTTACGTCGGTGAATTCCGTGCCATCAACCACCGGCATTCAAGGAAACGCGAGAAACTTCACGACAGCCAACAGCGAACGACTCTATGCGTCCATCAGCGGCAATGCCAGCCTGACGCTTATAGGACCAACGGCGTTCAGTGTGGCCTTTTGGTTCCGTCCCAACGGCAACGCATCTGCCGCAAACACGTATGGACTGGTTTCCAACGACTCATTCCCAACGGAACGTGGAATGGCTATTGGCATGCCATCAAGCGGGTCAACGTCGTGGAACATGCCGCATTTGTACATTTTTTACACGGACAACACCACCGACACGTACAACCCGTGGAACGGAATTCTGCCCGCCACCATTGCCAAGGATGTGTGGCACTTCATCTGTATTCGCCGGGACGGCAACACTGTTTCATCGACATTCAATGGCACTGCCGGCACTCCCATTACGCTGACTAAGACGCCGCGTGCATCGCGCACCAACCTGCATGTTGGAATTCGATATGGCACGTCTGGCGCCGGTGCGGACTTCTTCAACGGTGATGTGGACGAGCTTGCCATATGGAGCCGTGCCCTAAGCGATTCGGATGTGTCTAGCCTGTACAACAGCGGCGCAGGAATTGACCTGACAAAATGAGCACACCAGCAATAGACGGCATGATTGCGGATCTGTGGCCCAATCTCGCAGCCGCCCAAGACGCGCACCACGCCGCGCACGGCGTGTACTTCCAATGCCTGTGGACGCACGCAGCGGCACCAGACACTGACGCAGCCCCTGATCTACAGGGCATTACGCCTGCCGGCCAGGCGGAAGTGCCAACAGACTGGTTGCCGCAATTGATTCGGGCACGCCTGTCAGTTGACACGTACGGCCAACCTGACGGCTGGACGCTGACAGCACAGGCAATCGTGGACGGGCAGACCGTGCTGCGAAGGTGTGACTGTGGCATTGATGGAACGCGGTCGTGCGAATGGCAAGTGCCGCAAGTGGCCCCTGACTGACCGAAGCCTCTACTGCAAGACACCACGTGCACCCCATAGCCTAAGTACAAGGAGACAGCCAAATGCCCGACGCCCAACTGTACCGCCGCACACGCACCGTCGATATCACCCTGTCCACGGCCACCTCGAGTGCCACCACGCTCAGGCTAGATGACATGGCAGGTGCTGTCGTGTCGTTTGGCACCATGTCCACCAGTGCCACCACGCTGCAGATGTGGGGCTGCGACACGGAAAGTGGCGCCTACAAGCGGGTGTACAAGGCCGATGGCAGCGTGGCTGACGTTACGCTGGCCCCCTCGACTGCGGCGGGCAGGATATACGCCATGCCCGACGAGGTGTACGCCCTGCCATTCGTGAAGATCCTGAGCGCCCACACGGCGGCAACAGGCGTGGCTGGTGTCGTGGTGTTCAAGAGCTAGGGCCATGCCCCAGCGGATACCAACGCACAGGCCACTGCGTCTGCGTACGGCGCAACGCAGGGATGAGTCTGGGCGGCCCAATGCGGCGGCGCGTGGGTACTGCTCAATTGCGTGGTTCAAGATCCGCCAGGGTGTTCTCACACGTGACGCCTGGCAGTGCCAAGAGTGCGGCCGTGTGTGTGCGAACAAGCGCGAGGCGCACGTCGATCACATAACGCCGAAGGTGAACGGCGGCACGGATGACCTGGCCAACCTGCGTACGCTGTGTATCAGGTGCCACAGCCGCAAGACAGCACGGGAAACTCGGTGGGGAGGGCGGGTTGGATCGTAACGACTCGCATTGAGCGAAACCACGGCGTTTCCTTCAAAATTTGTGCCCGCACCTAACGGCATGGGGGTAGGTACTGAACATTTGACAACGTCCGCATTCTGCAGGCATGTCACTCACATGCTGCGATTGCGGTGCCGCGATTTCTCGGAGCGGCGTTCGCGGAAGAAACCCAAAGCGTTGCCCGAAATGCCGTTCAGCGTTTAGGGCTGAATCCGAGCGGTGCCGTGTTCGCCTGCGGCATCCAATCCATAAGCATGAGTGCCGAACGTGCCGAAAAAGTTTCTCCACGTTTCGGAAAGTGCAACATTTCTGCTCTTATTTGTGCATGCACTTGGGGCAAAGGAGCCGCGTCTTGATGCCATGCGGCGATCCGGCTTGCGCTAAGCAAGTTGAGAGAACGCCTAGCAAGCTCGCTAAGGGCAAGGTGTACTGCTCCAACGCATGTGCAGAGTCGAGGTTCCCGCCACCGCATGTATGCCAAAACCCTAAATGTGGCCGTCGCTTCCGCATGAAGCACGTCACAAAGAACCCCTGGCAGAACAAGGGCAAGTATTGCTGCCCAGATTGTTACCGGGACCACCGCTGGGGAGATCATCGGCCTAGGAGGAAACGGAGCCCGCTGGCTAGGCGAGCGGCGGCCGACAAGGCGCTTGTCACCTCGCTTCGAAAGCGGTGCAAGGTGTTTGGCGTGACGTTCGACCCGGCTTGCACGAGAGGTGCCGTGCTGGAGCGTGACGGCTGGAGATGCCAGAAGTGCCGCGTGTTGTGCAATAAAGAATATGTGCTAGATGCCGTCACGAAGTCTCCGCACAAGCTTAATGCAGAGCACGACCACATTATTCCGCTGTCCTCGCCAGGCAGCCTAGGAAACGTGTTTGAAAACTCGCAGTGCCTTTGTCGGCAGTGCAATGGAGCGAAACGCGATAAGCCAGAAGGACAGCTGCGGCTGTGCCTTGAGGAGGAAGCATGGGGCGCAGGGGTCCGCGTCCGCAGCCAACGGAACTCAAAATCCTGCGAGGAAATCCGGGTCACCGTCCTCTAAACAAGGCCGAGCCACAGCCGCCGGCGGATGGCGTGGTGATGCCGTCGCACCTGGGTGCAGTGGCGGTCGACAAGTGGAACGAACTGCTACCGCTGCTCCAGGCGGTGCGAGTGATGACCCGTGCCGACATCGAAGCGCTGGCCAGGTACTGCGACACCTACGAATGGTGGCTTGCGACGCGTGCAAAACTCAAGGCGGAAGGCGACACGTACCCGATTCTGAATGACAAGGGCGACGTGAAGTACATCGCACAGCGGCCCGAGGTATCGATAGCAAACAAATTAGCGACGCAGCTGCGGCAGTTAGAGAGCGATTTTGGCTTGTCTCCTGCAGCCAGAACGAGCCTCAAGGTTGAGCCGGATGCCAAGGAAGAAAGCACGTTGGCCAAGTTCCTTGCCCGTCGCGCGAAGGCGTGAGTGGGTTGACGGGTTCACGTACGAACCGGCAGACCCAAGCCTAGTCGTCGAGTTTCTTGAGAGCGTCTGCGTCCACACCAAAGACGGCGCCACGACGAGGGCCGGCGATCCGGTGCAACTTCTGGAGTGGCACCGCGACGAAGTCATCAACCCGATCTACGGGTGGAAAGACAAGGACAACCGCCGCCGCTATCGCGTCTCCTACCTTGAGGTGCCAAAGAAAAATGCAAAGAGCACGCTGCTTTCCTGCCTGGCTATTTGGCATCTGGTGATGGAAGGCCATGGCGAACTGGGTTGCATTGCTGCCAAGGACCGCAACCAGGCCGCCATTATCTACGACGAAACGGCCAAGATGATCCTGGGGTCGCCGGAACTGCGTGGCGTGCTCGAGGTGATTGACAGTCGCAAGACGATCGTGAACCGCAGCAACAACAGCAGCCTGCGCGTCATTTCCCGCGATGCTGGTTCCGCTGAAGGTCCGTCGTATTCGTTCGTGTTTTTTGACGAGTTGCACGCTCAGCCAGACAGGAAGCTGTGGGAAGCCCTTCGGTACTCAGGTCGCTCCAGGCCGCAGCCTCTGATCTGCACGATCACCACGGCAGGAAGCGACAGGCAATCAATCTGCTGGGAGCAGCACGAGTACGCGGAGCAGGTGATTGCAGATCCTGCCTACGACCCACGTTTCTACGGCCGCATATGGGCGGCACAGAAAGACGTGGACGACTACTTTTCGCCAGCCGTGTGGAGGAAATGCAATCCAGGCATGGGTGTGACGATGACGGAAGAGTCGTTCGCAGCTGATGCCATGGAGGCTAAAAACAAGGCCACTAAATTAAATGGGTGGCTGAGATATTCGCTTGGAATTTGGACAGAGACAAGCAATCGGTTTCTGGACCCTGACAAGTGGGCCGGGTGCGCGTTGCCGCCTGTTGTGCCGCTGGCTGGCCGACCGTGCATCATCGGCATGGACTTGAGCAAGAGCACGGATCTTTCGGCGGTCGTGGCTTTATTCCCGCATGAGGATGGCACCTTCGATGTTGATGCCATGCTGTTCAGCCCGCGTGATCTCATCATGGAACGCGAGCGAACCGATCGCCAGCCGTTCCAGCACTGGGTGGATTCTGGCTACATCACGGCCACAAGCGGCAACGTCATAGACCACGGCGTGATCCGTGAGTACGTGCTGAAGTACGCCAAGGCACACAGCGTTGAGCGTGTGCTAATGGACATGACCGGTGCCGTGCAGTTGGGTGTGGAACTGCAAGGAGCGGGCCTGACTGTGGAATCATTTGGACAGGGTTTCCGCTCAATGAGCAGCCCTACCAAACTGCTGGAGAGCTTGGTGCTTCAGCAGAAAATACGCCACGCAGGCAACCCAGTGCTCTCGTGGATGGCTGCAGGCGTGACGGTTGAGACAGGAGCCTTTGAGGACATTCGCCCTGTTAAGAAAAAGAGCACATGCCGGATTGACGGGATTGTCGCTCTGATCTTTGCGCTTGGCGGCTGGGAAGCGAACAGCATAAAGAAGGCCACAGAACAGTCCTGGGACATGATGACGCTATGAGCGAAAACGCCGCCGCCGACTTCAAGATGATTGACCTTCGTGGCATCGACTGGCCCGAGGTTTCGCCGTCTCGCACGCCGTCTGGCATCCGTGTCAACGCCGACAACTCAATGGCATGCTCGGCCTACACGGCTTGCATCCGCGTCATATCGGATGCCGTTTCTGCACTTCCGCTGCACGTCTACGAACGCATGGCCAACGGCGGCAAAACCAAAGCGGCAACGCATCCTGTGTATCGATTGCTGCACCAGCAGCCCAATCCCTGGCAGACAGCCCAGGAGTTTAGGGATTGGATGACCGGCATGTATCTGCACTACGGTGCGTCGTATGCCGAGATCCGCCCAGGTGCTCGAGGTGCCGTATCTGAACTGTGGCCGCTGCACAGCAGTCGCATGGAGCCCGAGCGATTGGAAGACGGCACTGTCCGCTACAAGTACCGCGAACCAAGCGGCCGGCAAACGGTCTATTCACAATCTCAGATCTTCTGCCTGCGGTTCACAACCGAGGATGGGATTAAGGCGATCCCCACGTACAAGATTTTCCAGAACGCAATCGGGCTGGCTCAGGCTCTAGAGGCTCACGGCAGCACGTACTTCGGCAACGGTGCACGTCCTGGCATCGTGCTGGAGAGTGACAATCCGATACCCGTTGAGGCTGCCGAGCGGCTACGCGAGCAGTGGGAA